ATAAAAAGGATAGCCTTCTTCTTGATTGCGAGCGCATCAAGTACCTGCTTAACCTTTTCTTCAAAATCACCGCGATAGCGTGAACCAGCAAGAAGGGAACCGATCTCAAGTGAATACAGTTCATATCCTTCAAGGAAGTCAGGTACTTCATCATTGACGATTGCTTGGGCGATACCTTCGGCGATAGCAGTCTTTCCTACACCAGGATCACCGACCATTAGGACATTAGACTTGAAACGCTTTGCGAGTACATTGATGATATCATCAATCTCCTTTGTGCGGCCGATGACTGGCTCCAGCTTTTCTTGACGGGCAAGAGCAGTCAGGTTTAGGGTGTATTCTTCAAGGATTTCGTCAGCTTGATTAGGTGTGATAGTTCCGGAATAGTCGCCGCCCTTATAGGTCCTCTGCCAATGTGTGACAAAATCATTCTTAGCGACGCCATACTTCAACAGGAAATAATGACCATGGGAGCTACCTTCATTCATGATGCTCAGATAAAGATCAATCGTCATCATCTGTTGACGACCAGTAAACAGAACCTGCGTCACGCTACGATTCATCACCCGCTCAAGAGTATTCGTCTTGCGTGGTTGACAATCAGCTTCCTTAGATTCAATAGCATGTAGTGCGTTTAGGTACGCTTCGATCTCAGTGACCATGAGATCAGTGTCAACATTGAAACTATTAAGACACTTCTTGAAAGGAGGATGAGTCACTAGAGCCCAGAGTAGGTGTTCTACCGTGCAGTAATGATGGTTTCTCTGTTTAGCCGAGTCTATTGCTCGCTCAATGATATTCTCAATTTCCGGACTGCTATGCAATTTCTATTTCCTTTAAAAGTGTTATTACTATTTATTTCGGCTATTGATTATAGCTTCAATTATATCATCGTCTATATTATCAGGTAGGATAGGTTTAAGCAATAGTATTTGGTCACCATACTGTCCGCTATCTGATATAGGCATTCCTTCACCTGATATCTTGACCTGCATGGTCGGCTGTGTCCTAGGGGGAATGTTTACTGACAACATCTTTCCGTCTATAGTTCTAAAGTCTACCTTTGTTCCTACAATCAAATCTAAAATAGAGATCGGGAGATTGAAGTATAGATCATTGCCCCTGCGATCAAACTTTAGATCAGGTAAAACAATGAACTCTATGACAAGATGAGCACCATCGATCACGCCATCATATCTGACCTGGTCTCCGGATTTAGTTCCCGGTGGAACCTTGACCTTGATAGCACTAACTCCGGTTGGTGAGCTAACCTGTAATGCCTTTTCTTCTCCGTAATATGAATCCATCAATGATATCTCTAACCTAGTGCGATATAATTGTTGTTGTGTCTGTCTGAAAGGGTTATTATCAAACGGATTAGTACCTTGTTGACCGAACGCCTGACGGAATATATCATTTAGGTCAAATCCATTCACATTGAAATTGAATCCTCCAGGATGCTGTGATTGTTTCCGTGGATTATCGTATAGATGCTTTTTACTGGGATCACTCAGTGTCTCATACGCTTCGTTTAGTTTGTGAAATTTACTGATATCTCCGCCCTGATCGGGATGATGTTGCATAGCCAATTTACGATATGCTTTTTTGATCTCTTCCAGGGAGGCTTCGCGAGATACTCCCAATATGCTATAATGATCCATTCTAGTATACTAACACACTATGTATGAGATGTCAAGCCTAAATTCTTGCGATTGCCTTGAGATTCTTGATATATTCGTCCTCAACATAAGGAGTCTTATCCAAATTTAGTCCGGCAAGCTGTCGGACCTCATCTAGTTTCTCGTCCTGTTCTTTTTCCATTTTATATTCATTAGGGTTCAGGATCATCTCGTCTCTGATCTGTTGTTCATTGGCACCTACTTCTTTACCTGCGATGTCTACCACCCAATCGTCAATAGAAATATCAGTGAGTGTCTCTAGGTCAGATAGCAATTTAATTATTCTATCAGGAACTGCAATGCGGCGTTGCATCTCAACAAATACCAACCATTCACCTGGCTCTAGTTCTCCATCACTGACGCTAGCATCAAGCACAAATTCATATCCACGCTCTAACCAAGATGTTAGATCCTTGGCGGCAAGCTTAGAATGTACGGTGAATGTCAGGGTCACGATATCACTATCTTTGCCCATTTTAGCCGCATATTCATCAACGGTGATCTTAGGTTCTATTTGGTCCTTCATATCCATGTAGTCTAGGGCTTCATTTAGTGTTTTCATTGTCATCCCAATGGGTTTCCGGCCTGAGCCATTTCTTCTTCAGGGGCCTGTGCTTGGTCAGCAGTTGTTTCTGGTGCCGATTCTTCTCTAGCGGTAGAGTCGTCAAGGTCCTCATTATAGGCATCTTCTATCTCGGAAAGGTCAATAGTTGAATCAGCAAGGTCAATAGAACCTTCTTTGATATCATCCATCAATTCGATAGGAATCTCAATCTGAATAAACCAGACATCTCTAGTATGCATCTTAGGATAGCGTGTTCCTGGAACGAAGTCTTCATAGTCTAACACTTCAACCGGAACCTCGATCTTGCTCTTACCGATGCTTGTTTTGCATCCTATGTTTACTAATCTTAATGCACCTCTAGGATCGGGCATGAGTTTATAAGGCCACATGAATGTGCATTTGCAAGAATATCTACCGATGACTGGACCATCAACGAGTTCACCTAGTGACCAGTTCTTGAATGCATAGAGGTCTGCTTCATCCAATACACGTTCAAAGTCCAAAAGAGTGGACATAGCACCATCAGACATATAGACCCCGCGAATCGTATCAATTATGGATACGAAGTTCACATTGTTAAAAAACTTATCTGCTGGAAGGGACTTGTTGCTCATATAAGTATTTATACTTTTAGGCATTGAACCAAGACAATTGTCTTTGCTGAGTTAATATTTATCATTCAAGGAAAATTCCTGCATACTGCTTGTTTACTGAATACGTCCTTTTAAATACACATGAGAAAGAAATTTCTCTAGACTAATAGTATCAAATTTAGGAGATATCAAGCGTGGCTAAGCACTTAAGAAAAGAAACACGACCAAGAAGATATGTAGATGAAAGCAAGATGTTTTATATGAAAGAATCAAAAACTATTGACTTTAATCAATCCCAACCTAAAAGACCCAGAAAACCAATCGAACTAATACCTCAGAGTATAAATCAGGAAAAATATATCATCGCATTGACCGACCCTGAAACAGATATCGTAATGGTCTCAGGTCCTGCGGGAACAGGGAAAACATATCTTGCTATGTTAGCAGCCATAAAAGCAATGAAACAAGGAGATTGTGAAAAGATATTACTAACAAGACCAGCAATTAGTATTGAATCTGAAAATCATGGATTTCTTCCTGGAAATTTAAATTCAAAACTAGAACCTTGGGTCAAACCATTAATGGATGTAATAAAGGAATATTATTCTTCAACTGAGATAGAATATTTTCTTAAAGAAGAAATAATAGAATTTGCTCCATTAGGGATGATGCGCGGAAGAACATTTAAAAAAACTTGGTTAATAGCAGACGAAATGCAAAATGCTACTCCTAACATGTTTAAAATGTTGCTTACACGCATAGGTGAAAATAGTAAAATAATACTTACCGGTGATACTGATCAGGCCGACCGATCAAATGGTCTAAATGGTTTATTGGATTTAAAGAATAAACTTAACTCTAGTGAGGTTCCTGGTATGATTAAGTGTGAATTTACTACCAAAGATATTAAACGTCACGCTATAATTGAACATATTTTAAAATTATATGATAAATAGATACTGAAATGTAGTTCGCGGTGCTGGTCCCACCCAACTACTCTAACGCTATAAAGGAGCAATCAGCATGACTATTTATCTGTATCTCAAAACTCACAACAAAACAGGACTAAAATACCTAGGAAAAACTATCCAAAATCCCTACAAATACCAGGGATCCGGTGAGTACTGGATACCACATATTAAGAAACACGGGTATGACGTAACTACTAAAATCCTTAAGGAATGCGGGACTACAGAAGAACTTAAAGAATGGGGCCTGTATTATAGTAAACTATGGAATATAGTAGATGAGCGTGATGAGAATGGCAAAAAACTTGGGCTAATTTAAAATCCGAAGAGGGAGACGGATTTGCCTCAGGGGTATATAATCCAGCAGCACATAGAAATTTGTTTGGTACTAATAATCCCATGTTCGGTAGGTCAGCAGTAAAAGATTTAGATCTCCATTGGTATACAAACGGCAAAGACAATGTTTACGTTTCTCCGAATGATGTACCATTAAATTATTATCCCGGCAGACACATCCCTAGTAATTATGGGAGAATTAAAGAAAGACCTTGTATTGATCCTAAGGGAAAAATTTTTAATAGTATTTTTTCTGCTGCAAAAGAATACAAAATTTCTCATTATGCAATAAGAGAGCGTATTAGGAGAAGCGAGAGAAATATTTCTGGTAATAAAAAATCAGGATGGAAATACTTATAAGGTAAACGGGGCTTCGGCCCCGTTTATTTCTTTGACTCTGCCGCCCGCCGTTGCTGACGGTTCATGCCTTGTTCTTGGGCTGCGGCTATCGGCCCTTCCTTTTCTAACTGGGTGACCAATGCAGGGTATACCTTTCGGTAGTATTCACGCATGATGTCAAAGGTAGTATCATGATCTTTGCCTTCAATGACACATTTTAGTACCTTTTTCTCAGCAAAATCTAGAATCACATTTGACTGATTCATGTCTGCTGGTCGGCAACGCTTGTTTACTGTTACCAGTTCATCAATCTGTCCGTTTTCTTTTCTAACAAATGTAATTAACAAATATCTCATGGTTCACTCCGGGTCAAAAGTAAGGGTAATCACACCGCCTTGCTCAAATTCATTCCAAGCAAGTAGTGTTTCTCCGCCGTTTTGGGTCTGAACCCATTCTTTGCCGTTTGCATCAGCAGTCATCTTTATCGTCTGTGCGTTTGGATCCATCCAACCACGATCAACATATACGCCAGCAGTAGGCCCGAATGATGCTGAACCTTGCATAAACCATACATTAGGTTGTTGCCAGAACTTCAATGCATTCGTGTTATTAGGGGTGCTTTCTTGATCAGTGTTAGACCAAGAACTATTAGGTGAAATGACAGTCAAGTCACCGATGTTATTATGTGTTACCGTAATGTTGTATGCAGTATTATTATTGATAGTTAATGTTGCTTGCCATGACATGGGTTTCTCCTATGATGTCGGTTAAATTATTGAGGCTGCTGGTGAGATTTCTCTAATCCCATATAACCTACTATTTTTACTGCTGCCTCAGCAGCATATTTATATCTTAATTTATCTGTTCCTGATACATAATTTTCATCAACATCAGGAATTTCATGCCAATGCTGTCTACCATTTGGAGAACCGTATGGATTATGCTCTATAGCGTAAAATAGTTCTTGAGCAAGATATTCCATCTGTTCTTCAAGCGGCTTAGTCTTAAACTTTTCTAGCCAAATCTTGCCGCGATCTCTGGCTGCTGCAAGAGCATTTTCAAGAGTATCTTCGCTCATGATGTCAATTCTACTAATGTAGCGGCTAGTGAAACCTCAGGGATCCCAACTAGTGATAGATTTGCAAGACCATTGCGAATTGTGATGATCGCAGCATCTTTGCGTTCTTGTGTATTTCCCCAGAGGTCAAGGTTATCGTAGAAAAACCTGTAGCAATCCTCGATGCGGGTTGGATAGAGGCTGATGTATTGCATTATTTGCTGACGACCTTCAAGGATCTTTCCAGACTTGAATAGTTCTGTTGCAGCGATGAGCAATTCAGATTCACTATTTCCCTCTGCTTGAGCAGGAGATAGTACCCCGGACTTGGAATTGTTCTGAAGTTCATTCAGGCACTTGCGAAGATCAGGATATGTCGCACGGACATAAGTGTCAAGGTCATCCAACTCAAACTGAATATCCTCTGAGATAAGAACAGTTGCAGCGCGGGCAGTAAAGTCTGTCATGTCGGGTTTTGCGATGTGCATCTTATAACAACGAGATTCACGCAATGCTGGAATGATCTTATGCTCGTAGTTGCAAGTCAGGATGTATCGCACTGTCTGGTAATATGTCTCCATATCACCGCGAAGAGCAGCCTGAGATTGCTGTGTCAGATAGTCAGCCTCATCAAGTAGAACCACCTTGAATTTACCGAATGGCATAGTCTGCACAAACCCATTGATCTTCTCTCGCAAAGTATCAATACCATTCTCGCGTGAAGCATTGATGTATAGCACATCGTAACTTTCTACACCGAGATCATGAATCAATACCTTAGCGAGGGTGGTCTTCCCAGTGCCGGGCTCACCTGATAGCAATAGATGCGGAATAGATCCTTCTGCGATCCAACCTTCAACCTTTTCTCGTTGTCGGTCGTCTACGAAAACATAATCCGCGACCGTATTTGGCCTGTACGCTTCGACCCAGAGATTCTTCATTGTTTCTTTCTCATTGACCTTGAAGGATAATATTCATCATTGTAATCACTATACACTTCTTTATTTACATAGTCAATAGTATTGTTTGCCCGTTGTATTATCTTTGTTATGGTATAGGCGGTGATTCCTATTCCGCCAAATACGGCAAGGTAAGGCATAGCATTGATCATGCTCTCTTTCCATTTAGAATTCATTTGGGGACTCTTTAAAAGTGGGAGTGAGATCGCTCTCACTCCCTGGATTGGTTAATATTCTTTGTCTGTCATTGTATAGTCGTTTACTTTTTCTTCGCTAATTAATAAAATATCATTCGGGTCTACCTTACGGATGATTTTCTCGCCTTCGTCGTTATGACTCCGGAGACCGTGTTTTACAATTAGTATCGCGAACTACAGCACATGTATTTATCATTTAGTATTCCTTATCGGTCATTGTATAGTCGTTTACTTTTTCTTCGCTAATTAATAAAATATCATTCGGGTCTACCTTACGGATGATTTTCTCGCCTTCGTCGTCTTCAATGGTCTGACCACGACTCCATCTTCCGTGTCCAATCATAATATAATCGCCTACTTTTACATCCTCTACTTCAGGTCCTACAGCATAGACTCTCGCCCATCTCGGTCGGATGCCTGCACTCTTCATGTCATCATCTAGGAGAATAAGTCCTCCGCGACTCAGACGTTCTTTAAACTCCATATCGCAAACAAGGATAGTATCCTTCAGTGGACGGAGGTTAGAAACTTGTGTTCGGGTAAGATTAACTTTTGTCATGTTTACTTTTTAGCTTTTGGTTCCGGTTTAAAAAACTCTGGTGCTTCACTTGCCGGCTTGATAACGAACGATTCTTGTTTTACTTCTTCCTTCACGAAATCAGCATCAATCTCGTCCTCAATTTCTGGAACGAGTTCTTCTGCTAAAGGAACATTGTTAACTGGTGCTTCATCAGGACGCAATCTTTCTGCCTTCTTGATGATATTTGCTGAACGATTGCCGATAGTATTCTGATAACCATCTGATACCTTCTTATTGACAGGTACGATCACATTACCCTTTGCATCTATCGTATCTCCGCGAGCATTTACCTTCATATTTCCAACGGCTCGTGTTTTCTCATTCTTTGACATAAGTGCGCTCATATCTAATGTCTTACCGCGGGCTGATCTATATTGTGACATGTTGCGTATCTCCTCTGTGTTATTTATTACTTAATAAGGTATCATTTTAAAAATTCATTGATGGATAGGTCATAATACAGCGAATTTATCCGATGTACCCCGATAAGATAGAGTACAAAACTGCTGACGCTTGATCCTCTGCCTACTCCCCAGACGATACTATTCTTACGCATGGTATCTACGAAGTATTTCAGATAACGCAACAACATGAACAGGTCACGCTCTTGATATAGGAGCAATTCTTCTCCCGCTCTCTGTAGTTCTGCTTCATCCTTACATTGGTCTAATACAAACTTTGCGATATCAAAATCTTTATATTCTCCGGGGATATACCAATTTTCTCGGTTGATAGAATCAAACTCTTCTACAGATAGATCCTCTTTTATGATATGTGGTATTAAATGCGGAGCATCGTTAAGTTCTAGGGCGTTGATATCAATATTAGATGTCGTCAATACATTTTTTAACGATATCTCAGTGTTGCTCATGTAGAGGTCGCATAGGTCTTTCTCGTCATACACCAGTTGCCCATACTTATCTGTTATCATATAGTTACTATAGCAGGTTAATCTCGTAGTGTCAAACTATTTTTAGTATTTTTTTTCCAGGATAAGTTCAAATCAGCCCATTTACTGTCATCAAACAACTTAACGACATTATCATCATTCTGTTTGCCTGCAGGTTCCTCTACGCTAGCACAGGATCTATTCCACCAATGATTTCCACCATAACTACCTTCAGCGACCTCTGATACGATATTATATTTTACTCCATCACTCATCAGCGATACCATGATCAGGTCGGTGATCTTTATTCTGCCCTCTGCGATAGCATTTAGTTTGAGCAATACTATCATTGACACGATCTGGTCATACGGTTGTTCAGGAAATCTGCATACTCTTACTCCGGCTTTTATATATTTTTTTATTGCTAGGGCATCTGACATGTCAACGAATACAGAATTCTGTAAAAATTCTCCGATAAAATATTCTATCCTATTCATAGATACTTGTTGTTCTCTCAGTGAGGATGTTTCCACAAGCATAGATGCAGATAACTCATACGAGTTGATATAAAACTTATTCTCAAAATGCACGGCACTCTGAAAAAAGAAGTCTTTCTCAATTCTTGTGTTCATTGGAAGTAGCCTGAGATTGAATGTTTATAGTATTATTTAACTTTTGTTTGTCAAAAATCTCATCCATTTTTTTACGATGCTGGCTCTTATAACTTTCAAGGGCCATGGTCAGTTGACTGATGAGAGCACCATTTCCAGTACGATAAGCATATGTCAACTTATTTGTCAGGCTAGACATAGTTTCTTGTAATTCTTCTAGTGTCTTGCTTTTTAGATCGTTTACAAATGGATGTTCTATCTTACTTACTCCGATTTATTACCAAGCAGTGAGATTGACACGCCGCCAGATATCATTACCACCGGTATAGCATGTAGCCGTAGCAGTACCGTTCGCAGTAATTAACTGTACATTCGCACCGGCAACACCATATTGACGAGCCTGGCTTACTGCAATCTGATTATTACCAGTATCAATGGTTGTGATGTAATATATTTGATTAGCAGCTAGTCCACCGAACACATTGCCAGTGAAGACGATAGGTGAATTGACACTTAGGTTACTTGTTGTACTTAATACAATAAAGTTATTTGTTGAAAAGGTGTTTGTTACAGTCTTACTAATCGTATTAGAGTTAAACGAGCCAGTGGCTACATATAGATATGATGCTGGATTAGCATACATCACATTACCAGTATTATCAGCCACTTGCACATTAGCAGTGACTGCAAAGTCTGTTGCCACTGTAAAATCAGTAGATGACACTACATTCCTGACATAGTAAGTCGTTCCAGGCGTGATATTTGCTTCAAATACATTACCGGTAAAGACTACAGGTAGTTGCGGATAGAGTTGATATGTATTCGCTGTACTAAAATAGTTTCCGGCCGCAGTAGAACTGATCACCGTGAGTTGATCTAATGATGATCCTACTGCGATGTCGCCGTTTACATCACCTAATATTCCAGTTGGAGGAGGATCGCGGGTCACTGTTTGAGTTGCTTGGAATGGTCGATTGACTGGAGTGACTGTGATCGTGTTGCCGCAATCAAGTGAGGTGAACTGATATTCTAAGATGCCAGCATTTGCCGGGGCAGTAACGGTTGCTACATTACCTATCATCGCAAAGTTTTCTAAGAGAGTGACACCAAAGTTGTTGTTTGAAGCAACACAGTTATTTGGGAATGATATAACCGCATTAGGATTGGTCATGCTGAACCTGACAACGACATTGCTCTCTGTGTTTGTAGGGGACCAGCCGCCGAATTGTAGGGTGACATTTCCTTGAACAGCACCGAACTGCACATCTGCTTGATTCACATTCACGAGAACAGCACCAGCCAGTGCATTTCCTAGATTGTAGGTTGTTGATCTAAATCCACTAATAGCAGCATTACTGATTAGGGTATTCGCCAGATCATTATTCAATGTTGTATTGTTGAGCGCCGCCTTTAGCACTGCCTTAGATTGTAGGTCAGTGATCTCTCCCGCTGCCGTGTTTAGTTGCGTCGTGATCTGCGACCAGTTATCCCGAAAAGGCTGGGTACTGTTGTTCTGTCCCGGTATCGGGTAGTTAGTGGTGATTCCGTTTGTATTAATTTGACTCATGTTTCTCTTCCGATATTCTATTTAGTACTGGGAGTGATCTGGTAAAATAGTTCTCTGTGGGAATAAAACAGCGAAGTCGTCCGCATCCGTTGGATCTGGTGGAGGTGTCGCACTAGGTAGTTGGGTCCAGACATTTGGAAGTACAGTGGTATCGTAATCATATGTGATAGTCTTGTTGACGTTGAATCTATCAATCTGGAAGTTAATAGTGTTTAGCGTATTCAGTTCACCTACCGCATTTACCCAGTTCGTTTGGATCTGATGTTGGATGTATTGTGCGAAACTCACTGTAGTACCGTCCGGCAATGTAGTTGTTCCTGGTAGACAATAAGCGATGACCCATGCCGGAGTGAATCCCAGCGTTGATCCATTTGGTTGTTGACTTGTCATCCATGCCGGGAGTAACTTATAGTTAGTCTGTTGACCTAATACATCAGCGACTTGTTGCCTCATGTTCGGCAATGAGTTAGGATAAAATATCCTAGCATAACCACCTGTAGGTAGGGGAACAAGACGGGGCCAGTAGATTGACTTAGCAACACTCTCGCCTTGAGGAGTGATGATATTTGACTGTGATTCTACCTGATAGTTGTCCATCTCGTTGTAATTGATTAGATTGTCAATGATCTGGCTATATACCACCTCATATAGGACTTTTCCGGTTGTCTCATCAATAGCTTGGGCGATGTCAATCTGACCTAAAGTGATCTGTCTCCAGTAGTGATTTTTTGTTACCGCTGCGAGGTATTGGTCAATATCGCTAGCATTTATGCTATATGCATGTTCGTAGATAACCTCTGTTGCCTTGCCGAAGTTTGGATCTTGTGGTCTATACAAGAAAGAAGGAGGAATCAATGAGTCGCTGTTCAGTAGCGACGATAACAGTTGTCTATCGGTGATGCTAGGTGTACAGTTTATGTATAGTATGTCAGTCGGTTGATCAAATTCTTGGTAGACAGTTAATGTGAATTCAAGTGACGATTGTATTATAGGAAACAGGGGTGAATATGCTTGAACGGTGAAGCTATACTCGGTAGAAGAACCTTGTGGTAATAGAACTGATGTAGGTTGATATGCTACTATACCAGCAATCTCTCCATCAGTCATCAGTGTAAGATTGGGTGGAAGTGATCCTCCCGTCAATCTATATTGTAATGCGACATCGCTACTTGCCAAGACCTGCAATGTGCTGACCGATCCATTGTTGATCTGCCCTAGATTTGCAGGAATCAACCAAACTATATCTGCTGATATATTATTTGTCAAATTAAATGCAAAGTTAAACACTGCTGAGTTGATATTCGTAGCAGTGTTGTTCACTACTTTGGTGACTGAGACGCTAAAATTATATTGGTTTATGTGGTCAAACCCTATCACAGGAGTACCGGTGATCCATCCTGTTACAGGATCACCTACGAGTCCTAACGGTAGATTAAAGAAATTATATCTTAATACATTATTGTCAAAATCATGACCTAGGATAGAGAATGCAAAAAAATCTCCGCTGAAGAATGTTCCTATATAAGCAAACTGATCTGGTGCATATGTTTCTCCTAGTATAGCAGGGTTCGGTGGCAGGACATAGTAACCAAATTCTCGCGCATTTGCATCTAATATATAAGTTTCCGGTTGTGTATTGAATATCGCAGGTATCCTAGTATTAGGAGGAAATCCAGGACCACCTTGTGACACCGGAGTATTTTGATTCACGACTTGAATAGAATATGATTGTGTTGAATTTCCTAGCGGACTGCTGATCTGTAGTGTAAAAGAATATGTCTCGTTGATGGGCTCGCCGAATGTCACTGCAGGAAGCGTCACGTCCATAAAACCTGAATCAGTGGTAAGAGGAATCGTTGTTCCACCCAGGCTTCCTGATAAAGTGATATCTGTAGAATTTAATATTGTTTTTATATAGTATGTCTGGTTTGCATTGATGCTACCGAATGTAGTTCCAGAAAATATTATAGGTCTACCTACGACGAACCCAGTAGTGCTGACGACCGTAATGACATTGTTAACTCCACTAGTGGATATTGCCATTGTGGCTATAGCTTCGGTGTTAACCTGTACTACTGGTGGTTGAGCGTACCCACGAATAAGCCCTTCAGCGTTTATTTCTATTCCAGGAGGTAAATTTCCGTCAAGAACGCTTATAACAATCGGATTTGTAGAAACTGGATTCACATATTCTATTGGAAACTGGGTCCAAGTGCTGTCCAAAACTGTCGCTATAACACCTGGAGGTGTCGTGAATGTTGGGATGGCTGATCCGGATAACGATATGATAAATGTCCTATCCCGTATGTTGTTAAGATTATCAGTGGCTCTTACTGCAAATGTATATGAAGTTAGTGAGGTAACCAAAGCCGGAGTACCATGTAGCAATCCTGAACTCGTGATAGTGAGCCCAGATGGTAAAGACCCACTGAGTAGTGCATACGTCAACGATGTCGCCGGTAGTACTGGAGTGGCTGACAGTTGGTATGCTATCGGCACGGTAGAAGGATAGGTTCCTATCGTTCCTGCTGGTGTGTTCCATACCGGTTGTGTCATATTCTTAACCCAATACTTTCAGTGCGATAGCATATTGATGTTCTCTATCAGTTAATCCCATGGCACCAGCGTTTATATGTTTAGTAAGACCAATAAAATCATTCGCATCTACATATGTATTTAGTTTATTAAATGTCCAAAACCATCCTGAAGAAACAGTTGCACCTTCAGTTGTTCCCAGATATGTGATAGTATCTGATAAACCCTTGCTCATAGATGTTGCGAACTTCTGATACATCCATTTTCCAGTCAACTGAATGAGTCCCCTGCCGTGATAAGTCCAACCATCACCTGATGCTTCGTCGCCGTTACCCATAAGATTCGCATATACCTTATCTGCGATCTTCTGTGGATTGTGAGCATACGGTTGTGCTGACGTTAGGGTAGGGAAATAACTACCGAAGTTTGCTACTAATCCCTGTGCATTATAGTTTAGATTCTCTTCAGTAAAATTGAAGTATCCTGATTCAAAAGAAACTTGTGCTAGGAATGCAGCCACACGATTCTTATGACCAGTCAACTGTGCTTGATCAGAGACCTTATTAAGGGGATCCACATATGATTGAAGCGTAGCCTCTTTGGTAGAAGGGCATAGTTGCTTCAATATATCTAGTGTGATCAACGTGAAGAACCCTGCCCACGATATGCTTTGTAACCGGCACGCTTGCGTTTATTCATGGTGCTGAACTTGATGGCCGTTGGGTTCTTACCCTGAGAACTCTTTCCTCGTGAAGAAGAAAAACTGACCTTAGAACCTCCGGTTGATTTCGGAGATGACTTTGTTTTAGAAGACATAGCAATATTCCTTTCTTATCCGTATGTCGCGTTAAGTGTATACCATTGAGTTGTAGAAGTAGCGATAAAATCAAGCCTGTCGCCTACCGGTAATGAGAACGCTGCGTTCGCTGCCTGAGAGTTGATTATACCATTAGTTGCAGGATACACAGACAGTGGATTAGCGCCAGTATTTAGGACTGTTAGACGCATTCCAGTAACCGCTGTTGGGAACACGACACCTGTACTAGCAGCCACAGTAGATACTATATTGATCATAGTCGTAAGTGCAGTTGCAGTATCTTGTGTTGATCCTGCTGCGGAATATGTGGCCACTGAACTAAGAATAAATCCAGTATTTGCTGTGATGTTTGCAGCGGTAACTGTACCAGACACACCAAGTGAAGTTAGTGTACCAACCGATGTGATATTTGGTTGTGCGTTAGTTGTGACTGTACCTGCTGTTGTTGCTGACGTGGCAGTACCAGCAGTAGCAACATTCAGGTTTGCTACCTGGGTAGTAGATGTTACAACGAATGGAGCAGTGCCAGTCGTGACAGTTGATATCAACTGACCAGTTACATTCGCATTTCCTGCGGTGATGTTACCGGTAACCGCTAATGATGTCAATGTTCCGACTGATGTTATATTGGGTTGAGCATTAGTTGTGACTGTAGCTGCTGTTGTTGCTGCTCCAGAAAGAGCACCTACAAATGTTGTAGCAGTGATAGACGCATTTGCTAAGTTAGAACTGATAGAAGTGTTGAATACCGCAGATGAGTTACCATTAGCAGAAGAAGCGGTGAATGTCGGGTAAACAGTAGTTGCAGTTGAAGTGTTTTGAAGTAGTGCTGATGCGTTTGTTGCGGACGTAGCAGTACCAGCAGTTGTTGCATAAGTTGCATTAGCGACAGTACCTGAAACATTAGCGCCTGCTACTGCGTTTGCAGTGGTTGCATATGTTACTGCGCCGCTGACATTAGCTCCGGTCAATGAAGCTAAGTTTGCGCCAGACAATCCAGCTGCGAAGGTAGCAGATGAACCAATTGTGCTATTCCAAGTACCAACAGTGATGGTACCTACATTTGCTAGATTGTTAGCATTTGTTAGGTTAGCTTGGCTATTTGCTGTTATAGTGACAGCAGTTGTTGCTGAAGTTGCGCTACCTGCACTCGTTGCGTAAGTCGCATTTGCTACAGTACCAGTGACATTAGCACCGGCTACGGCATTCGCAGTGCCAGCCGTTGTCGCAGTACCAGAACTCGTTGCGTATGTCGCATTTGCTACAGTACCAGTGACATTAGCACCGGCTACGGCATTCGCAGTGCCAGCCGTTGT